TGAAAAAAATCGTCCCCACACCGATGCGCTTCCAGAATCTGATCGACCCGCTCGAAAATCTTGCCGTTCACCTGGCCGAAGTCTCGCAGCCAGAACGCTTGCACGAGAAGCAGAATTGCTTCTTTGATCCACTCGTCCGCGTCCCCCAGCTCGGCCGCTGTGTCGGCGATTCCCGCCAGGTAGTTGATCGTCACGGCCTGCGGCTCGTCGTAGGTCGAAGGCCACGTCTGGCCGTAGCGGAGGATGATCTCGCCCGGCTCCCGGTCCGTCAGCGCACGGTAGTAGGTCGTGGCCAGCGTCTGCGAAACGCCGCTGGAATCCAGGTACGCAATCGACGACACTGATTGCAGCGGCGGCATGGGCACGAGGATCCGGCTGTCCGTCTCAGTCGGGAATTCGTCGACCGTCAGCCGATAGGTAGCCGTCAGGATCTGCCGGCCGGCCCGCACTTGTGCCGCTTCGGTCGCCGCCTTGATGAGTCGCAACAGGTGGTCGTCGTGATACTCGACCGCCGAAGCGATCTCAACCTGCTTCTTCGCCTCGTCCAGACTGACGGGGCTTTCGACCGGCGCGGTAATGAGTTTCAGCGCGTAGCCCACGGCTCACCTCGATTCAATTGGGAGCCAGCTTACGCGGCCGCCCCGGTCTGCGGCTGGCCGTCTCGACCTCGTCACGATTGGCCGGCGTCATCGCCTGGTCGGACTCGGCCGGCCCGTCGTCCAACCGCTCGGCCCGGCCGCGCCGAATCAATTCGTTCGCCGATCCTTCGTGAAGGTCCGTGAAGATTTTCCCCGGCTTGAAGTTTCGCCAATGTTTCAGCAGTCGCACCTTTGCCATTCCGCCCCCAGAATGTCAGAGTTCAAAAAAAGCCGGACGGTCGGGCTCAGTCGACCGTCCGGCCCTACAAGGAGACCTGCACCACAGCGCGTCAGGTCCGAATCACACCCGCAAGATTTCGTCGCAGCCGCGATCACTGGCACTGACCGGAATGTCTTTCGCGCGGTACAGGATGCCGATCGCTGCGGCGTAGCTGCCCGCGGTGCCGTTGCCAGCCGTCGCCGATAGGTCGATGTACCGCTTGCGTTTCGTCAGGTCGATCTCGAACGCGGTCAGCTTGTTGTCGTCGGTGGCACTCATCAGTGCCGACGTGGCCGCGTCGATCGTCGTCGACGTGCCACCGATCAGACCCGTCACGTCCGCAAATCCGCTGCCGGACGTGTCGCTCTCTTGGACCTTCAGCGCGGCGAGCGCAATGTCCGTAGCGCCCAGGGCGAAGACGATCACGAGATAATCCCAGCCCTTGCAGTCGATTTCGGTGGTCGTCCAGGCCGCGTTGTTCTTGATCGCCACAGGCGGAAGGACGTTGATGAATTTGCATTGCTGCAGCGGGTTGCCAAGCATCTTTCTTTTCCCCTAATGATCTGGTTTTCAGTTAGTGAACAGGTGAACCAAAGCAATCGTCGGGGTTAGCTGCCCGGCGTTTCGAGTCCGATGATCCCGCCGGCCACGGTGCTCGTGCCGACGTCATGCACGTTCACGTCGTGCCGCACGAACGCGGTGAAGCCGATCTGATCGCTGGCCGCGTAGAGTTCGCCCAGCGTCCGCATCCGGATGTCGCGGCGCATGCCCAGTACCACACCGCCGCGGAGATCGCCTAGGTAGCACAGCCCTTCCGTACTGGTCTGCACGGTGAGGGTCGAATTCATCACCTGCGTGTGCACGACCGGATAACCCAAGAACGTCCGCACCGAAGGACCGCCGGCGACGTGATCGACCGTGTTGCCGCCGGCCGCGTCCGCCAGTCGCATCATGCTGGCCGCCCAGCCGGCCTTGCTGATGTACCATTTCGCGTTCCGCTCGGCCCACGTCCGGAGCTTGCCGATCATGCTCTCGAAGTCGGCCATATCGAGCGTCGAGAAGGCCGTGTTGCCGGTGATGGCCGTAACCTCGGAGCCGTCCGCCAACGCGTTCTTGATGCCCACGATTCCGTGGTAGGTGCTCGTGCCGTCACCCAAGAAGACGCACTGGTCGAGCTTGTACGCCCAAGCTTCGGCGACTTTCCGCGCCAGGAAATCGGCGATCGAAATCACGGCGGACTCGTTCAGCTCGCTGCTGTACTTCACCAGCGCGCCCCACTTGCGAGCGACCAGCCCGAGACCGTCGAAGCTCGGCGTCGATTCGGTGGGCGTGTCCGCCTCGCCGATCGCGTACAGCGTCACGCCGCCGGTCACCCGTGGCCAGTTGACCACATCCGCGGCCATCTGCACGATCTCGCACTCGGCCGCCGCCACGCCGTATTGCTCGACCAGGTCGATGATCGTGTCGCGGAAAGCGTCCGGCACCAAGGCGCCACCCGTGCCGAAGCCGCCCACGGCCATCGCGCGATGTTCTTCCGGCAGATGGTCGCGGCACCACTGCATGGCGTCTTGCCGGCCGCACAGCACGCCAAGAATCCACTGACCGGCCTCGTAAGCATCGCGGGCCGCGTCCGGGCCCTGGAACACGGACCGCTCCGCCTGGCGGCGGAACCGATACGGGACGTCGATCCGGCCTTCGGCCGTGTCGCGTCCCACCGGCCGAGGCTGGCGATCGTTGCCGCGGGCGGCCGTGCGGGCCGCCTCCAGCTGCAGCGCGGTTTCCTCTTCGGCAATGCGAGCCTGCACGATTTCCTTGTCGGCCTTCAGCCCGTTGAACCGGGCCTCTTCGCCGTCTGCCCACACCGGCGCGTCTTCGCCCGCGTCCCGCTTGGCCTTGCGCCCGTCGAACGACTTGCCGAGTTCCGCAATTCCGTCGTCGACTTGCCCGATCTTTTCGCGAAGCTCCTTGATGCTCGCGGGAGAGAATTCACCGTCACTGAGAATGAGCTTCCGCATTTTTCCGTCCCCGTTGGATGTTTGGTTTCCGCGGGGACCGCAAACCGATCTCCGCCTTTACAGCGGATATTGGATTGCTGGCGAAGTGGCGCGCTCTGTTGCTTGCGGTGAAAGCCCCTCTCGCTGGCGCAAGATCGCATCAGCCAGGGCGAGGTCCTGCGGCGTGTCGATGTCAACGGTCTCGGCCACGAAGAAGGGCAGCGTGTCGGCCGAGAAGCTGTAGCCGCGGCGACGGAAGGATTCGATTTCGATCGCTACGACGGAACCGGCCAGCCGGTAGCGCGGCGGCAGGATCTGCCGGCGTTTCGACTTCTCGCCGCACAGCACGTATCCCAGCCCCTGCAGCCGATCGCCGACAATCGCAACCTGCCATTCGTGGGCCGAGGCGACGGCCGCCACGGTATCGGCACGCTGCGATTCCCGCCGCTCAATCACCAGGTCCAACTCGGCCGCGGTCAGCAGCGGCGCGGTGCATTGCACGGACACCAGCGTCGTCAGATCGTCCGGGAGAAAGTCCAATGCGTGTAATAGCACGTCGTCACTCGACGCCTCGTCTGTCGCCAACTCAGCCGGCCGATGAATCACCCCCGCACCCCAGGCCCGAGCCACGGCGGCAATTTCGTCGTCCTCCGTGGAAACCCAGACCCCGCGCAGCAACCGGGACTGCTGACACGTTGCGATCGCCCTGGCCAGGAGTGGCTTCCCGGCACACAGAGCTAGATTCTTTCTCGGAATCCCCTTGCTTCCGCCACGGGCAGGAATCACGGCCGCGGCGGTACGACGTGCCAATTCGGACTGTTGACTTGGTAACATGGCTCCCCCACCTGAATAAATTCGATTTCCGGATACTTCGCCGCGATCCGATTTGTTAGCGGCTCGACGACGGTCTTCGTCAAGTCCTTCTGCAGCCCGTCATTCGGCTCGTAGTGATACGCCCCTGGAAAATAATCCTGGCCGGGGCAGCCGGGCCGGTAGCCGTCCATGCCGCACAGCACCACGCGCCGGGCGAGCCCCACGCGGATCGCATACTCGACGCACCAGATCCCGCTCGTCTGAAACGGCTCGAACGGATAGCCTTCGCGATAAACGATCTCGAAATCGTCGACCGTCCGCATCTTCATGGCCTGCGGATCGCGGCGGAGCGTAATCCGTTTCGTCTTGCCCCGCTTCGATGCGAGCTTGCCGCCTTCGGCGAACAGTTTGCACGCGACCTGATCGGACAGAAAAAAGAAATCCGGATCCGGTTCGACCTGCAAACCCCGATTGCAAGTGATGACAGGCGCCCCAGGAAAGTCCCGCCGCGCCGTAGCGTAAGCCTCGCGTGCCAGCGGCGAACATCCCAACACAATCCACGTCCAATCGGCAAACCGATCCACGTCCCTACCTTTCACGCCGTCACAGCCGCGCCATGGTCAACGCGACTTCCGCCTCCGTCTCGCGAACCTTCCGCTGCCGCGCCGCTTCCTGTTGCAAGTCGATCTGCCGCTGCTCTCGCCACTCCCGCCGCTCGGATTCGATCGCTGCCCGCTCCGCAGACCGGACGCCCGTCGAGGTCGCTTCGTAGGCCGGGAAGGTGACCGGCCCCACTTCGAACAATTCCACCGCGTGCAACTCGCGCACATCCACCGTCCGGCCGTCGCGGTCTTCTTCCACCCAGACGACTTTCGTCGGGCGGAACATGAATGAGGATCCCGACACGTCACCGCGGCGGATCGGCTCCAGCACCTGGTCGCGGATCAGTGCCGTCTGCGGCGGCTCGACGGAATAGCGAAGCCCGGTCGCGTCCGGCGTCAATCGCAGCGTGGCTGCGTTGCCACGATTGCGCCCCAAGATGATGTTCGGATCGTGGTTGAAGAGTGACCGAACATCGGCCTTGACGGCCTCGTCGAACGCGCCGGGCATGATCCGCTCGTAGGTGTCCTGCCACAGTCGGTATTCCGTCCCTGGATCGTCGGCCCGAAAGTAGACCGCCCCGTATCCCTCGATCCGCGGCGGCTGGCCGTCCTCGCGGATCTCCAGCCGGGAAAGCTCACTGCTGATCGTTCGCCGTTCCAGATCCATCGGTATTCCCTTCGTCTTCGGTTTCTTCTTCGTCGTCGTCGTCGTCCGGCTCCGGCATGGGCGCCGGCTCGGGCGGCGGCTCCGGCTCTTCGCCCAGCAGCTGCATGTTCAGCGGCTGGAATGGCTTGTCCCCAATCCCGCCCGGCCAGGCCGAGTAATTGAACCAGCGCCGTACTTCGTCCGGTGACCAAATGCCATTCGTCACCCCTTGCACGCCGACACTGATCAGCGTCTGCGTATCGGCCCAGTTCAGAGCATGGATGTTGTGCTCGATAAAATGCGTATCACGCTGATACTGGACGTCCGTCAGCAGTTTGAGCGTGCATTCCGTGGCGAGCTGCTTCAACCAGAAAGAGAGCGTCTCGTCGTGATACGCCCGGCGTGCCGCCTCTTCGCTGTTGTACGAAATGGATTCCTTGACCCCCAACCGCGACGGTGACATTCGGTAGAACCGTGCCACGTTGCGGACCTCCGCCTCATCGAGTTCCGACGACTGGGCTTCGGCCGGGGCAACCATGGTGCTGTGCCACTTGAACCCATCGCGCAGCACCAGGGCCCGGAACCAGTTCTCCGGCTCACTCTTCTTCTTCAAGCCCTCTTCCATCTTCTTCTGAGCCTTGTCGCTTGCACCTGGCGGGACCTCAAGCCAGCCGCCGGCGTGGCATCCCTGCGAGTAGAACTTGCCGCCGAATTTCCGCTTGGCGAGCTGCATCCCGATGTTCTCTTTCGCGCTCTTCAGCGGCCCGAATGAATCGCACTCGCCCGAATCGAAGGCAATGTTTTCGAGCATGATTACGTCGGTCGGATTGAAGCCGTAGTATCGGCTGTCGATCTGCGAAACGACCACCAGCCGGCCGCTCTCCGTGGTCTTCAGCTCCGTGCGGTCCGGCAGCAGATTGCTCAGCCCGATCGGATTCCCCCGCTCGTCACGGTCGATCAGCACGTAGCCCCGCGGCCAGATCAGCGCGTGAATCATCAGCCGCCGCCAGACAGTGAGCGAGGACAGCTCGTGCTCCGGGCCCGCCCAGCAGTCCGGCCGGATCAGCCAACTGGCCGGATGCGTGCGGTCCTCTTCGCGGTCCTTGCCACGGCGGCGGAAGACGTTCAGCGGCAGCTTGGACACGTCGCCGGCGATCATCCCTACCGCCTGCCAGACGGCCGCCACGCCAACCATCTTCTCGGCCGTC